ACGGATAATGGCTTATACAACAATAGACGACCCATCAGCATATTTTCAAACAGCTTTATATACAGGCTCAACATCTTCCGTCACAGTTACTAATGATGGTAATTCTAATTTACAACCAGATTGGTTATGGATTAAATCAAGAAGTAGTACGACAAGCCATGATGCTTTTGATTCATCAAGAGGAATTACAAGTAAAAGATTATTTCCAAATCTTACAAATGCAGAAGATTCTAATGGTGTAGCTAGTGTAACCTCAAATGGTTTTACGACAGGAACAACTCTCGGTAATATTAATAATAATGGAGATACTTATGTAGCATGGCAATGGAAATGTAATGGCGGTACTTCAAGTGCTTCTGGTTCTGAAAGTGGTTCTAATTTAGCATACGATTTTCAAGTTAATACAACAAGTAAATTTATGATAAATAAATATACAGGTAGAGGTAGTAGTTCTACTTTAAACTTAGGTAATCACTTTACTCCAGAATTTATGATTTTTAAAAACAGAAGTCAAGCGGATGATTGGGTTGTATATCATCATAAAAACACTGCTTATCCATGGACAGACCATTTACATTTAAATACAACTGCCGCCACTTCTGACGATGAACAAATGTTTGAAGATGTTGTATTTGCGGCTGATGAAATTAATTTAGGAACTAACCATGAAGTAAATGCTGATGGTGAAAACTATGTTGCTTATGCTTTTGCAGGTGTACAAGGCTACAGCAAATTTGGTAGCTACACAGGTAATGGTAATGCAGATGGGCCATTTATCTATACTGGCTTTAAACCTGCTTGGATTTTAGTTAAACGAACCGATAGCACTAATGGATGGTTTTTAATGGATAATAAGCGTAATCCATTTAATTTAACAAATGATTTTTTACGACCAAACACAAACGATGCTGAAGCTGAGGCGGCTAATTCTGTTTGGGATATGTTATCAAATGGTTTTAAAATAAGAGGAAGTGGTGCTGATGTTAATGGAAATGGAAGCCCACATATCTACATGGCATTTGCAGAACACCCTTTTGTATCATCAGAAGGTGTACCAGTAACAGCGAGGTAATGAGTAAGTTATCTGTCAATAATACATATTTTACGCCGGTTAAAAAACGTACGTCTATTGGCCGTTCTTCAAGAACAAGACCAAAAAATAAGCATAGACGAAGAAATTTTAAACGTTATAATAGGCAGGGAGGATAAATGCCACTGGGACATGGATCAATAGCTGAATTTGCTGTCGCTTCTGTCAGAGGTGGCGGTGTCCAAAACGTAGGATCACCATTTATATCTGGTTCGTCCTTCGCGGCTAGTGTGGGAGATGAGACTGTAACAGCAGGTGCTACTATATCACAATCTGGTACAAGTTTAGTTTCTACCTTTTCTATTGGAACAGAAACTGTAGCGGCTAGTGCAAACACATCAACAACAACGGCAGGAGTAATAACATCTGGTTTAGGCGAAGAGACACCATTTGGTGAAAGCTTCCAGAACCTTGTAACATTATCAACAGGATCTCCAAACTTCTTTATTTGGAGTGAGGTTGATGATTCACAAACTGTAACATGGACGGACGTAGAACCGGGGTCCACGGATTAGGAGAAATAGATGGCTTCAACATTTTCAAGCGCATTAAACTTAGAGCTTCAAGCCAGTGGAGAAAACTCTGGAACTTGGGGTGTAATAACAAATAACAATTTACAAAAGGTAGAATCGGCAATCAAAGGTTATGTGTCTATTGCTATTGCAAGCACAACCGATGCACTTGCTACATCAGATGGATCTACCACAGACGAACAAAGTAACGCTATAATTAAACTAACAGGCACACTTACAGGTAATACGACCATGCAAAGTGAGGCTGTAGAAACATGGTACATTGTTGATGATGCAACTACACATGGTGGTAATACACTAGGATTTAAACCAGCAGGTGGACCAGCTGTTAATTTAGTAGAGGGTGCAAAACATATTTTGTATTCTGATGGCTCTACCATGTTTGACGTGCTAGCTGATGCTGGTAACGTAAAAGCAAATGGAACACTAACAGTGTCTGGTAACACATCTCTTGACGGTGGTACTTTTGTATTTAACGAGTCATCTGCCGATTTAGATTTTAGAATCGAGGGTAACGGTGATGCAAACTTATTCTTTACTGATGCGGGTAATGACCGTATCGGTATAAAAACAAACTCACCTTCTACAGAGTTACATGTTGTCGGTGGTGTCAAGGCCACGGGTGCGATAGATTTTGACGGTGGTGGATTTACATTTAATGATTCCGGTGCCGCTCTTGATTTTAGATTAGAAACAGATACTTTAACACACGCTTTCTTTGCAGATGGTTCTGCTGATAAAATAGGTTTTGGTACATCATCTCCGACAAGTGCGTTTGTTACAATAGATCAAGCAAGCTCTACAGGTGCTGTAGCAGTTTTAACATTAGATCAAGGTGACGATGATCAAGAGTTTATTAGGTTTGATGGCACAAGTGCTTCTGATGGATCAAAGAGTATATCATCATCAACAGCAACTAATGGATCAAAGGTAGGTGCAATACGTATTAATATAAATGGTACTGATCGTTTCATAAGGATTTATGACTCTGCAATTTAATTATGCCTTTATCAAAATTACAGATAGCACCGGGAATAGATAAACAAAATACCGAATACGGAGCTGAGGGTCGTTGGGTAGATTGTGATAATGTTCGTTTTAGATACGGATTACCAGAAAAAATAGGTGGTTGGGAAAAAGTAACAAGTGATGCACTTGTTGGTGCAACAAGAGCAATCTTATCTTATTCTGATTTAAACGGTGTTAAATACATTGTTTACGGCACAAACAAAAAACTATACGCTTATTCAGATGGTAGTTATGCTGACATAACACCGACTCGTTCTACAGGCACAGGTAACATTACACAGTTTGCAACAACAAACGGATCTACTACGGTAACTGTAACTGATTCTAGTCATGGTGCTTTGATTGGTGATTTCGTTACTATCGCTAGTGTTAGTGGTGCTGTAGGCGGTATATCTGCCGCTAATTTACAAGGCGAGTTTGAAATATTAACAGTTCCGGATGCTAATACTTATACGATAGAAGCAAAGGCGGCGGCTAGTTCTGATGCAACTGGAGCCACAGCTAATGCTACATATCAAGTTAATACTGGAGCGGCGGTCTCCTTATTTGGTTATGGTTGGGGTGCAGGTACATGGAGCACATCAACATGGAATACTTCTCGTGAAGGTCTAACAGGTGCAGACAAGCCATTGCTAGAATCAGCAAAGTGGGCACTTGACAACTGGGGTGAAGATGTATTAGCTTTACAATTTAATGGTGGCTTGTTTTATTGGGACACCTCTGATGGATTAACAAGTTTAGCTACCACAACAGAAGTAAGTGGTGCGCCAACTAAATCTAGATTTATGCTTGTGTCTGGTGATGATAGACACGTTATTTGTTTTGGCACAGAAACAACAATAGGCACGACAACTACACAAGATAATATGTTTATCCGTTGGTCTGATCAAGAATCAACGAGTGACTGGACACCAACTGCTACAAACACAGCAGGATCATTTAGATTAGTTGATGGTAACCAAATCAATACTGCTGTTAGATCAAGAGGTGCTGTTATGATATGGACAGATACAGCGTTGTATTCTATGCAGTTTATTGGTGCGCCTTTGACATTTGGTTTCAAACAAATAGGATCGAACTGTGGCGCTGTAGGTATTAACGCGGCTGTCGACGTGTCTGGTAATTCATATTGGATGAGCAACGATTCTTTTTTTGTATACGATGGTGCTGTAAAAAAGATACCGTGTTCAGTAGAAGACTATGTGTTTGATGACATTAATGAAAATGCAAAACAAGATGTATTTTGTGCGGCTAACTCTAATTACAATGAAGTTATGTGGTTTTATGCATCGGCTAATTCTGATCAAATAGATAGAATGGTAATATATAATTATGCAGAAAACCTTTGGTACATAGGCACACTTGCTAGAACATCTTGGTCTGACTACGGTGTTTATCCTGTGCCGTATGCTACACAGTTTTTATCCACCGATACGACTGCAAGTATATCTACAATCACAGGATTAAAAGCTGGTAGAACATTTGTATTTTTACATGAAACAGGAACAGAAGATGATGGCTCTGCTATGGCAAACCATATTGAATCTGGTGATATAGATATCGCTGACGGTGACAACTTTATGTCAATATCAAGATTTATACCAGACTTTAAGGACTTGACAGGGACAGCAGATATTACAATAAAAACTAGACCATACCCATCTGGCACACAAACAAGTCATGGATCATTTGATGTAACAACATCAACAACAAAAGTTAATACACGTATTCGTGGCAGACAAGTTGCTGTTAGAATTAGTAGTGATGCTACTGGTGATAAGTGGCGATATGGTACAATGCGTTTAGATATTAGACCAGACGGAATGAGAGGTAGTTAATGGCAAAGATTGTAACACCACGTCTACCAGAAGCAACAGACGAATATAGTAGAGAACAAGTATCTCAACTTGTACAGACATTAGAGCAAGTTATCTTTGTCTTGAATAATACATACATACCAGAAAAACTACGTGAAGATGATGAGCGTATTAGTTTCTTTTTGTCCTAATGCCTAACGTCTATACTAATCACAAAGCAAAGTTAGCTAACACCAGTCTAACAACAATATATACTGTGCCTGCAACAAAGACAGC